TTTCTTACCATTGACAACGAACTCGCCATCAATCGACTCTCTCTTGCCTGCCTCCATCGCCCGCACCAGTATCTCTACGGCTTGTACGACAATGCTGCCCTCTGCGTCATTCATAACTTAACCCCTTCGCGCAACAGCACCAACGCAATACGCTCCGCTATCGTCAATCGTTTAATAGTCATACCCCTCATTGTAATACCCCCTGTGATTTGTTGCATGAATTGAAATGTGAGTTGGTTCATAAAATCCCGTTCTCCTCAAACTCCTCGGCCAATTCCGGGAATTTCTCCACAATCTCCGTAAAGTAGTCCTGCCACTCCGCCATCTTTGCATATGACATCCGCTTTGGCTGCTCGATGCGTTGCCACTCGACGGCAATGTCACGTGCTTCGTCAGCTGTGTGGACATCTGCCGGTCGCCTGCCGTAAAAAGTCAGTGTGGTCATCGTTCGCCCCCGTCCGCTCGTGGACACTCATACCATGAGTCTGTCTGCGCTGCGTTCACAATCAACTCGCAGTGGCTATTCAGGTAAGTGACGATGGTGTCCCTATGCCAACTGTCAATACGTCCTGTAAGGACAATGACAGTGATATAGGCTGCAAAGGCTGCCACGATAATGACGACGATGGTGTGCAGTAGCCATTTGACGGCTGAGCCTAGTTGGGTTTGTGATGCGTTTGTCATAGTAGACTTCATTTCCTGTGATTTATTATAGGTTGTTATTTACGAGTTATAGTTACTTTGTAGCTGATACCTATGTGGTTGATTTCGATTGGCATTATTATTGCCTTTCTGTGGTGGCGGTTAATTCAGTCAGTCGCATGGTGCTGGTAGTGAGCCGACAACCGGTATATGTCTTTTGCGCCTCTCTCTTACTACCAGCAGTAGCTACATCAGCATGGCTAGGCATGTGATTGGCTCGAAAGCCGCACGACGCCGCAGATTACTCTTTTGGCTGCCCTCTGATGTAGCCATGTGACTGACCGAATTGTTAAGTTTTTGCCTGTGAACTCTTGCGGGCGGTTGAGCTGGTTTGGTGCTTCGGTTGCCGGTTTTGTTCTGATCTCATTGTAGCGCGTTTGCGATGCTAATGCAATACTTTTGCGATGAGATTTTGGGGTTTGGGGTTTTGTAGACAAATGTAGACAGAAACAACAAACTAAATAACAGAGGTCGTAGACATGTAGACACTTAGTTTTCTATGTAATGTATTAAAGCTTGACAGCCATAAGCCATATATAGAGCTAGCGTACAGAGGTGGACGTATTACAGAGGCATCAATAATGTAATAACTTTTAACCCCCAATAAGTGTCTACCATCTGGGAAAAGTGACTACAGAAGTGTCTACAAGTGTACTTTGTGACATTAATTACAACAGGCAAAGTCGATGTGTCATAATATGTGCATTTCATTTGCATCGTCACCCCTGTTATTTAACGTCGCACAATATACATTTTACGACCCATAATATATACCCTACCCCTGTTAGTGTGGGATTAATTACAACGCCCCCCTAACCCTTTAGCTACCCCTGTTGGCATGTAATTATTATTAACATCGGGGCGGGGGGGTGGGGTGCGTTCGTTCCGCTTTGCTGCGTTGGTTCCCCCACCAAAAATAAAATAAAAAAAATAAAACTTGACAATACACTAAAATATTTTCTAACCACCTATCCTTATATTTGTAACTTTATTTACAACAGTTTACACTAGTCTTGTGTGCCATTTTTCACCCGTCCGCTATATACGCTATTGTCAATTAACCCGCTATGGTAAATAATCACGACCATGATAATCACAGGCAGAAACATGGGTGTCATTACGGGCCCCTCTGGACAACAAATACCGATTACCAAACAGGCACTTGAAGATCCGCTTGGTAACCCAGAGGTGCACGATATTATGTCGTTTATAGCTGATCTGAATGTCGTAGAGCAAAAGAAAAAACCGAGCCGCAAATACTCCGAAGAAGAGCGCGTGGCACGTGGCCTTTCGAGGGAGTTAGCTAAATGAATGAACCCGAGCAGAAAGAGTTGTCGGCCGTTGCCAAAAGTAGCTCAGCGATTACCGAAGCACACCATGTCGTGCGGTTCAGGGGTCGGCCAATGATCTTAGTGGACAATGAGACATTCCCTCATTTTCGGCCACTCCATAAAGAGCAGTTTGACCGGATTGCGTACCCGGTGTTGGGTGGGGTTTCTCGGAGTAAGATGTCAGATGTGTTCGCATATTTGAGTAATACAGCGGTTGATTTTACGGCCAACGAACACCTGATTACCTTTGGGAGCATGGCAGTCGATGAAGATTTGAATTACAAGAATGGGACACCGTTTGTGTGGGATGGAGTCAATCTTGGTATCTCGTATGATGAACCTACACGATCTGTTTGGCGGTCACCATATAGGCCAGTCATGCTTGAGAACGATGACAGCGGGGAGGTCGAGCCGGTGCAATTTATCATGGATTTGGCTGGTGGTGATAGGGGATTGTATGAGGATATTATGCAGAGTATCGCGCCGATTATCATGGACCAAAAACCTGACGGGGTTATCTGGTGGGTCGGCGATGGGGCCAACGGTAAATCGACTCTCATGGACGCGCTGTATCGGATGTTTCCAGGGCAGTTCTCGAGCATTACAGTGAAGCGCCTCGTGGACGGTCGAGACACGCCAAGCCTGAATGGTACACTGGCGAACATAGTCAAGGAAAGTAGCGAGGGCAGAATTGATGATACAGAGATTTATAAGTCGATCGGGACGCATGAAAATTTCCGGGTTCACCGCTTCCATAGCCAGGATGATATTGAGGTGCGTGGTAATGTGCATCATATATTCTCCGCAAACAGTATCCCGAGCTTCAACGACAAAGGCTTTTCGGCCCGCCGCCGCACGTTCATCATACCGTTCAAACAGGTATTCACGTCGGACCCGACATTTGAAGACCGGACATTCACGCCCCAAGTTTTCGGCCATTTACTCACCGAAATGATGCGGTTCGCGAACAAGTTAAAAGATCAGGGCTATAAATACAAGTGGAGTGCCGCGACGCTGGCCGCTAAAGCTGATTACGATATGGAGGCGAACAATGCCGAGGAATACGTCAAGGAGCTTATCTCAGAGGGCGTGGTGGCCTTCACGAGCTATAACCCAGTGCGTATGGATTATGAGAACTGGTGCGCTGACAACGGCTATGTGGCGCTCGGTATTGGCAATCTGAAAAAGGCGATGGGTGCTTGCGGGTTCGAGCGTGTGAGCTCACGTGACGACAATAACAAAGTCAGGAAGGTCTACAAGCTCATAAGCATTGACGGTAATACACCACTCACGAGTCTCAGTATAGGGCGTCCAGGCTTGTTCACCACACAGGGCTTTCAGCGTCCCGTGGTGCCGCAGCAATTTGATTCACCGAAAGCCGATAAGGATAAACCAAAACCGCCGAAGTCGCGGATAAGGGAGTGGTAATATGAAGTTGTTTATAAAAATTGTGTTCAGATATTTACGCGCAAAAGTGCGTGGTGAGCGATTTTACATTGTCTTGCTAGAACCAGATCGTCAGTGGCTTATCGACGATGTGCGTGATATGTCTGGCGACTTGATCTGGGATGGCTTCTCGCAGTCGATGCGCGTGCTGATTAACGACGGAGTAATCCGCCAGCAGATGAGCGACGAGGAAATAGCGCAGATCAAACAACAGGAAGCCGACATGAAAGTGCAGGCCATGAAAGAAGCGGCTGACGATGAACGGTAATACACGCCACCCAAACCCATGCCCGTACTGTAATCTTGTGTACTACAGTAAGGGCGCACTGACAAATCATATTAACCAGGAGCATTGGGATGTCAAAGACACAGACGCCGACGAACTGGAGGATACTGACAACTGACATGAAAACTTCGTACGGTTCACGACAATCTGCGTGCCTACGTAAACAGAAATACGAGACGCACGAGGAGGCTATGCGCGCCGGGGCACGGCATGGTAACACAGTTTATCGCTGTCTGTACTGTAGTCTCTACCACCTGACTTCTGGCAACCAAAAGAAGATCAACAAACGACAACGCAAACGCACCAAGACGCTTGACCCGATCACAAATTTTAAACGATATGGAGCAATAAGCAATGACTAATAAAGCGCAACTCGGAGACTTCCTCAAAGAGGTCGCTAACTGGGATTGGCTACAGTTTTTAGAGGCTGAGAAAAGCCCCGCCTATTCGACGAGTGACTCGATTATCTTCTCGCTTATCCGTGCTTGCTCGATCGAAAAAATGGATGCGATTAAGATTGCGCTGAACCGTATCGATGGTAAATTGAAGACACCCGTGCAAATTGAATATCCAAAATTGTTCTATATTTACCCGAACGCGACGAGCATTGAGGGCGGTGAATTTCCATTAGAATATCCGCTACTTGAACAAAATAATGATTCAGAAGTTGAACAAAAAATGTATTCAGAAGTCGTCGAGGGTGAGGTAATTCCCCCTGAAGATTTTGAGTTCCACGACGATGAAGATATGACAATGAATGACCTGCCAAGTCTCTCGCTTCGCCAGACACTCACAAAGATGTCTGAAGCTCCGCAGTATGTACCGAACGATATTATTGAGGCGAGTGAGGCTGTCGAGCAGAACCGCCGTGGCCAGGCAGTCCCATTACCTGACCATATACCTGCCGTAAAATCGGTCATCGCGGCTCACCTGCTACGCATGGCTCAACGCAAAAATATCGACGCCTTTTATGAGGTATTCGATCAGATCGATGGTAAGCTTGTCGAGACTATTCAATTACTTGGAGACGACATGCAGATTCCTATTTACTCGCTGGTTGCCCCGGCTGGGGCTTACAGAAATGCTGATGGTGTGCTACAACTTGAAGCAACACAAGCACAGGAAGTCTGGACACGGAAATTAAAAGAATTGGGTAAACAGTAATGCGGGTATTCGATGACATCTATAAGACAAATTTTTGGGCTAGTGACGAGTCAGTTTCGGGTAAGGGTTCAGAGCTTTCGGCAACTGAAAAAATCCGTGATGAGTTACCTGGACTATTTGAACAATATTCAATCCGATCTTTTATTGATATCCCTTGCGGTGATTTCAACTGGATGGGTACTCTTCTGCCTCGTCTTCCTGGCATTGGGTATATAGGTGCCGACGTTGTATCGCATCTTATAGTTGATAACCAGTGGCGATATCCTGATCTTGATTTTCGCGTCCTCGATATTTCAAAAGATAAATTACCAAGGGTCGATCTGATTTTCGTTCGTGATTTACTTGGCCACTTCTCAAACGTTGATGTGAAACATGCACTGAAAAATATCCGTGCATCGGGTGCTACGTATCTGTTAGCAACAACATTTCCTGGCCACGAAAACTTACACGATATCACAACCGGCCAATGGCGGCCAATCAATCTCGCATCATTCTTCGGTTTACCAGACCCTATAGAAACAATCAATGAAGGGCTGACCGGTGAGTTTGGTGATAAATCATTAGGGTTATGGAGGTTATAGCAATGGGTGTGGGGCACGACAACGTATCTTTTATGGACCAATATCGCAAACCAGAATCACTTTCACGTGAACAGCGACAACACTTTCTCGGTGTCGCAGCAGTTGCCGAGGTCCGCGCAGCAGAGTTTTATGAAATGTATGAAGAGCAACAGCGGACACGCGAAAGTGCTCTACGTATGGCTGGCTTGCTACCACCAGAGCGTAGTATTGGTGACGATGTACCGACACGGGTTAAGCATCAGCCTGATGACAACGAGGGCCTATGGTAGTCGGACCAGAACGGCGGCTTGAGAGTAACGCAGTTATCTGGCTCAAGAGTATGGGTGCGTGGGTATTCAAACTTGGCGCAGTGCCAGGTGTACCCACAGGCGCACCCGACCGTGGTTTTTTCTATAAGGACAAATGGGGCGTCATTGAATTTAAACGCAGTGCTACTGCACCATTTCAACCTGGACAAAAACCAACGCTCGAACATTTACGCGAAGGTAATCGGTTTGTGTATGTTGCGTACCCCGAGAACTGGCCGGATATCAAACAAGACTTGCTTGATAACTTCTTTGTCTAAACTATTTCATATTGATTATGGTCGGTGTATACTGACGATATAATATTATAAGGGGCTACTATAATGGCAGACAACGGAAACTTCATCGCAAAAGCAACCGCAGGTGCTCACGGCCAGTTCGCAGCAAAAGCGAAGAAGGCTGGTATGTCAACAGCGGCATACGCAAGTAAAATGAAAAAAGGTAACAGTGTTACGGCGAAGCAGGCACGTCTCGCAACAACCCTCATGAAACTAAACAAAGGTAAAAAAGCGAAAGCCCCAGCTATGGATGCCGAAGATAAAATCGACGGCGGTGCTGACGAGGCGACGGAGAAAAGTTAATCATGGCTGGTATCGTCGGTTCAGACGGTCGTGCTGGTGTCTACTGGCTTGGCCAGAATGGTAGCGTTTACACTAAGAATAATCTTGGCCAGACAGTTAATGCTGGCCCTCATGCTGGTGGCGTGGCTTCGGTGCTCGCGCCTGGTGCTGACGCAAGTATCGGTGGTTATACCTATCGTAATATTGCTGACCCATTCGCTCCTGCACCAGCTACAGGTGCTCCTGCACCAAGTGCTCCAAATGGGACAAGTGGTGGCGGCGGCGGCAGTTCTTATACTGATAAGAGCAATGATATTTCTCTGCAAAATGCCGGTCTCTCAGCCGTTGGCGATCAGACGACCGCTGGACTTTCAGCCGTTGATAGGGCACTCGCGAATATCATGGGTCAATATGATACCGAGTCAAAGTCGAACGAGGGTACCTATCAAACACAGTCTGATACGAACCAGAATAACCTTCAGAAAAGCAAACAGAGCGCACTCGTCAACGGCTCACAAGGTCGTCAAGGTTTGTTCGGCAAGCTCGCAAGTATTGGTGCGCTATCTGGTGACGGTATTAAGCTCGCCAACAACGCTGTTCAGCAGGGGGTCAACGAAGACCTTTCTGGCGCAGCTGATACTTACGGCACCAATCAATCAGGTCTTGATACAGCAATTGGCACCTTCCGTCAGGAAGACAAGATGCGTCGTGAGAACGCAAACAACTCCGCTACTGACGCACGTACTGGGGTTAATAACCAAGCTGCAAAATCACGCCAAACATTCTACTCGAATCTAGCGAATGATTATGCTGCTCAGGGTGATATGGCAAATGCGAGGAAGTTTACCGCACTCGCAGCTGCTGAATATCCGAATGTCGCTAATACAAGTGTCCCAAGCACCAACCTCGCTTACACTGGCGCAGCATTTACTCCAACCACGCTTTCAAACTATATTACTGGCGCAAATAGCACTCAGGTTTCGACCTCAGCTTCGCCAGATAACTATGGTATCCCAACATTAGTCGCAGGAAATACTAAACGAAAGACCGCTTAAATGGATTTTCTGAGTAATATTTTTCACGGCATCGGTGACTTTGTTGGTGGTTTACTTAATGGTAATAACAATGACCAAAGGAAACGCCAACAACAGCAACAACAATCCTTCTCTGCGCCAGCCCCGCAGAGTTCTGTTCAACCCGGATTCCACTCCGCCCTGCCAGGAGTTGTTACACAGACCACTACACAAGCACCAGCAGTTAACCTGTACCAAGCTCCCGCCGCGAATCAACTACAGAAACCAGCTGCTCCGAGACCTACACCAGCACAGCCTCAGCAGCCATTCGCTGCGCCAGCTCAGTTAACACGGCCACTACCGACCGTAGGTCAAATTACGGGTATCCAGACGCCACAAGCACCATCAACAGGTCCAGGATTCAATCCGGTTAACTGGGTCGCTGACAACATCGTAAAACCGACTGCCGATGTTGCTGGTAAGGTAGCTAACACAGGAATTGGCGGTATCGCACTCGCAGGTAACGCATTATCTGCTGGGGCAGATCAGCTATTTCGTGGCGGTAAAAACGCCAATTTCTATCAAAATGAGGCTAATGCTATCAACAATAACTTCCTTGCTCCAGGTAAGGGCTTGTTTGGTGCAGGTGGGTTCCAAACAGGTAAAGACTTTGAAACTGAGTCACCAGCTCAAGCGCTTGGTGCTGGCATTGGCGCTGGAGCACAGGTAGCGCCATATCTTATCGGTAATCCTGAAGGCGCACTCATAGATAAATTCGGTAATGTTATTGGAGACAAATTTGTCAACGCTGCTGCCTCAACGCTTGCTAAAAAAGGCTCTCAATATGCCGTTCAGGGTGCTATCACAGCTCCGGCAGTTGCGAGCGCTAATGCAGTAGAGCAGGGTATCGCTACAGGTAAATTCGACCCAGGGCAGTCGATTCAGACTGGCCTCGCGAGTATACCCGCTGCAATTCTAGGTAGTGCTGGTGGCGACGCTTTGCACGCTCTTGGCACAAAAGTTGGCACTGGTAGGCCAGAGACTCAGGCAATACTGCCCGGTGAAGCCGCACCAGGCGTTGCAAGTGTCAATCCGAATCGTGAAACCGATGCTATCTCGCAAATGACACCACCAGCTGAACAGATGCCTTCTCCACAAGAACAAGTGCCAGCTGTCACTCCTGAAGCCCCTCAACCAGTCGTCCCTCCTCAAGTACTAGCTACTACTGAACTTCCTCGTATTCCAGAGACTGCAGCGCCTCAGCAGGCTCCAGCAGCTCCAGCAACACACGATATGCTCGTGAAACAGCTTGGCGATCAAGGTAAGGGTTTTAAAAAGAACTATACGACTCGTGACATCATTAATTTAGATGATTTGAAGCAGAAGGCTACTGGGGTTATAAACAACATGGATGACGAATCGCTTGTTCGCTCATTTCAGACTGCTGATCCTGAAACAATTGTTACTAACCCACAGTCATTTGCTGTTGCACGTGCAGCTGTCGAGCGGCTAAGTAAGAATGCCGACGACCCAGCATCGGTTCAGACAGTTAGTAATCTTCTCGATGCAATGGACAAAGCAAGTAGTCGATCTGGCCAGATGCAGCGTATTGTACGCGAGGAATTTGATAGTATGCCAGTTCCTATGAAGGCTCGCTATATTATGAAGCAGATTGACAAAGCCAATGTCGGCGATAATGAGTATGTTCCTTTGAGGGATAGGCCAGACGAAGCAGCTCTTATCGATCAGACGATTACAAGTGGCTTGAACAAGTCAGAAGCCATTGCAAATCGTGTTTCACAGATTCAGGACCAATTGAACCAAGTCGCCGAAGCAGCGAAAAATGGCCAAAAAAGTGATGTTAATGTTGGTGATCTCGCAGTTGCGCTAAAAGATGCCGAAATGGAGCTTGGAGCGAGTAATGGCGAATTGGTCAAATATTATCAGACTTTGGTGCCAAAACGCTCAATTGGCCAAAAAACCAATGATTTTGCTCGAAATGCTATGCTTTCAAGCTTTACGGGTCGTGTTAACGATATCGCTACTACAGCGACGAATATGGCTCAACAGAGTCTCCAAAACACTGTCCAGGGGGCTATCGCTAAGGGTGTCAACGCCTTCAGTCCCGGTAAGGTACTTGATACATCCCGGGGTACAGGTGCTTTTTGGCGCGGTACACTTGAAGGTGTCGGTAAAGGTGCGCGTGAGTTTACAAATGAGATACAAGCAGGTGATCTACAGAAGTCACTCAAAAATGGCAGTATGGGAAAACGTACTCAGTTAGCGAAATCGCAAAATCCTCTCGGTCGCACTATACAGGCATCTACTGAGTTCGCAACTCATGCGAGTGAGGGCGTTCGTGACCAGCGCCTCTATCAATTGGCTATACAAGAAGCTCAGAAAGCCGGCATTCCACGCAATCTGCGCGACCAATATGCCAGTGCTCGTGCGGCTGTTCCTTCACGTGATATGCTCGATAATGCCCAAAAACTGCACGATACGGTCAATAACTTGAATGATAATCCAATTAGTAATAAGTTACGCAGTATTGTCGATGCTATCGACCCACCGGGCGCAGCGAAAAAAGGTAATAAAGCTCAAGCATGGGCGGGTGGCCTTCTTCGTAATCAAATTTTGCCATTTACGAGCTGGGCTGGTGGCAATATCTGGAATGGCGTCACTGACAGAAATGTTGTCGCTGCTGCTGTAAAACTCGGTAATTCTATCCGTAAGGGTGATGCAGATGGTATCGTCGAGAACCTCGCTAAAACTGCTATTCATGGTGGTGAGACATACGCGCTAGGCTATTTGCTTAGTCAGAACGGTACTATTACTAACAAGGATGCAAATGGTAATAGTTATGATGGCCTTTATCTTCATGCAGGTGATCGCTACATACCAGTTGCTTTCACTGGCTTCTTTGCGCCGAGTATCATCCTTGGTCATGCTGCTTATCAGGCAATTAACTCTGGTAAGGACCCTGCAAGCGCAATTGGTGACTTTGCCGGTAACACGCTTGCTGATTGGGCAAAATCGGCAAGCCTTTCGAGCGTCATGGGCACTGACAATAACATTACTCGTTTAGCAGCTGTTCCGGCGTCTGAGCCGAAGGGTACGAGTGCAGGCGATACACTCGGTGATACGGGTGCTGCGGCTGGTGCAAGCATTATAAATCAATATGTTCCGGCAATAACCCGTGATATTAACTCAGTTTTGAATAATTATACTGGTCTGAACCCAACGAAAGAGGCAGCCAATACAACGGTCCTTCAGACAAACCCAGCTACCGGCAATCAAGTAAAAGACAAGGGAGCTAGCGCTGGAGCCAGTATTCTTAATAACATCCCTGTTGCTTCACAACTCGCGTTGCCACGTAAGCAAGGTGTTGCATCGGCTGACCTTGTTGATCGTGTGACTCATGGCAGTAGTGATACTGCAACAACAAAGCAGCAACGAGCAGACGCACAAACAAAGGCCGATCAGATAGCAGCAGATGCAAAGGCTGGAATCCCGAACCCTGACGCAACATATAAACAGGGTGACAGTTTTGCTAATGCTGTCGAAAATCGTATTGAGAATAGTCAATACGACCAAGCAATAGCTGGTTTGAAGGAGCAATTAACAAAGCTTAAATCTGGTGATAATCCAACAAAAGCACAAACTGACCCTGTAGAAAAGCAGATTAAAGAGACGCAAGTACTGAAAGATGGAAACTACGACCCGGCAATTCGTGATCTCTATAAACAAACGACGCAGTCACAGTGGCGTGACATGGGTGACCCGAACAGTGATGGATATGACCCAAAGACATACGAAATGCTATGGCAGTATCAGAATGACCTTGTGAAGGCAGGTCTTAACACGACTGTCGCTGGTGTGAATACAAATAAATATAGTCCAAAAGCCCCAGCAAAGGGTCGAAGTGGCAGCGGTGGCCGCGGCGGCTCAACAAGCGCGGCTGGGGGTACCATTAGCCCTGTCGAGCTGAAAAACATCAGCCTGGGTAGCCTTAGCCCCCAGAAAATCAGCAACGCACCAATCCCAACTATTAGACAGATAAAGCCCACAGATTTGCCAAAAAAGCGTACAATATCAATTAGTAAGGGTTAATAGGGGAAAAGCAACATGTCACCAAAAGATCAATTTACCAAATACGCACAACGACTCTACCTTACGGTTAAGGGCCGACGTTTTGATAATATTGACAATACTGACGGCCAGACCTATTTGATGAACTGCGCCGAGTGGACGAACATGTTTCTTGATGAGCTCGAACTCGAAACTGACCCTGATGGTCGTGCTATTAACTGGTGGTGGATGCGTACTAACGACTTCACGCTTGGTACAGTAGCTAATACGACTGATACGACCCTATCGCTTCCATCGACGGTCAAGAACCTCATTAGCGCCCCAGATCGCTACGTACGTGTATTACAGGATGGTACACCTATATCGAGCTTCCGCGTGGTAAATGCTGACCAGATCAACAACAAGCCGAATAATGGAGTACAGGAAGATCGTGTGGCACAAATTGGCAGTACGCTCTATTTCAGTCGTCCATTTAAAGACACTGAGCTGTCTGGCACCATTACTGGTGATGTCACTGCCTCACTCCCACGCGTCGTCTACAACGTCGCGAGCGATGGGACGCTTAGCTTTACGAATATCAAGGCGCTGACGGTCGTAGACCCTCAGACGTTGCTCGTATTAGGCTCAGCGAAGAACATGTCACTACCAGACATTGTGCAGGGCAAACTCAGCCCAAGTTACGCGCAGAAGTTCAACGACATGCTCCAGGGCGCGATCGCACGAAGTACGGCAACATCAGCCTCAAATTCAATTGAGACCCAAGATTATAGCGGTGTTACCGGAGTATATGGCTAATGGCTGTTGACAAACCAGTACCAGTACCTGAGCAGCAGATTACTGCGACTAACCAGGTCGGTTGGCCCGGTGGTCTAAATCTGAACGGTGCGCCAAATGCTGATGTAACTGACTTAACAGAGGTCAAAGATATCGAACTTGATATTAACGGCTTTGTTGTGCCACGTCGTAACCTTGTGCCATTTCTGCCCGATACTGTTGGTACGGCTTACCAGAAATTACCTGTCCGTTGGAATGGGTTATTGTATTACTTCACGATCGATTCTGATGGTAAGGCGAAATTTTGCCAGCAAACAGATGCAACTTGGACAAACTGTGGAGGTACGAATAGCTTTACAATGACTGGCGGTAAGCCAGAATTACTTCGTGTGCTCGATCATATCCTTATCTTGAACGGCTCTAATAATCAAAAAATGGCCTCGATCGACCTAAATACTAGCGGTTTTCCAATTGTCAATTACACAGCAGTTACGAACCCAACGACAACCATGACGACTGCACTTACAGGTATTACCACTGGTGCGTTGAAAATCTACTATGCCTATAGTTATAGTGGTAACTTCGGTGAAACAGCGTTGTCACCTATCGTCACACAGTCGATTAACATCCCGCGCGACCAGTGGCAGACAGCAGCAACGCCCGGTAAAATTACTCTTACTTTCGGTGACACGCCACCAGCCGGTGCGACATTCCGTAACATGTACATTGCGCTTGCAGCAACAGGCGGTACGATTACAGCTACTGACATGCTTCAAGTCTCGGCTGGCATTGATCTCAACGCGACTACCTTTATCGACGATGGTTCACTTGACATTAATCTCGGTAATCCGGCTCCAACAGAAAACTCAACCGATTCGTTCAAAGTGAGCCATGGTATCGTCGAAGATGGTAATCCTATCCTTTTTGGCGACCCAGACAACCCAGAGAATATCTATATCGGTGGTGGTGGCCCCTATGCTCTGAGCTTTTCTACCGCGAACAACGGTTTTAAAGCCCAACCGGAGCTTGGTACAAACTTCGTCCCAACTGTTATTATCGGGTTCCGTAACGGTCAGGGACAACCAAGCCTTACGGTGCTTTACTCGAACACAGAGGGTATTTCTAAGCAGTCTGTCCTTGAACAACAGACCGTCAACTATGGCAATACCTCATTTAACGTCTGGGGCGTCACTTCGCAGCACTACGGTGCCGCTGGTGTAGCCGCAACTAACTCAGCCATCAACTACAACGGTAAGTTACTATTCATGTCAACAGATGGCTTTATGAGCATGAATACTCAGCCCCTACGCCAGAACGTCATCTCTACTGACCCGCTGTCGATCAAGAAAATCGATAAACTGGTACGGGCTATCAAGAATTCCGCTATGGGTACGATTGTTGGTACCGGTTGGGGTAACAAGTTTATGTGGACAATTCCGAACGATGGTTTTGACACCCCACAGCAGCTTCTTATCGCCGATGACAATCACAACGACTCATGGTATGTGCTCGATATCCCAGCTAACTGGATTGGTGTCGTTTCACCATCAGACTCATCGGCATTTGTTTATATTAGCCAGGGTAATAAAACCTATCAGTTGCAACCTGGTGATACCACATATGATATAAAGAACGGCGTACCGGTTCCATTCTCAACTAAGGCTGTCGGTGCTATGGCACCCCTAAACAGCGCTCCTGCTCACAACAACTGGGGGGCAACAGTCCAGGCAGTTTTCTATGTCGAAGAAATCATTGGTAATATCACAGTTGGTATAAATTACAAAGACCAAAACGGTACCCTGAAAAACCGCGAAGTACTCTATGAAGGGCCCGCGTATACGCCGTCTGGTGCGGGTGGCTGGGGTGATATGGGTTGGGCATTTGGTGGCGTTGCCTCACCTGCCATCAGTGGTTTTCCTCGTATAGACGCCTCAGCCGCAGCGATTACAAATATTGATGATCGAATCAAAGTACCGATTGATGATATTATGAACGAGTATCAGTGGTATATTAAGACTGACGCAGGCTACAACCACTATCGTCTTCGCTCAGTATCACCAGAAGGAATTAACCTAGGCGTTCGGCCTGACTTACAGTAGAATGGGAGCATAAGAGGCATCATATGAACAACGACACGCAAACTCAACTGCTATTCGGGCAACAGCCAATCATCAACAATACTGGTATTGATATGCAAAACCTGCTCGAAGAGTGGCGTTTTTCAAAGACCTATGTCGAGCAGTACACCCGTGACTTTAAGCAACTTGACGATCTTGTCGATGGTGTGCCGCTCAATAAAGATACCAATGCACCGTTCGTTGGTGATACCACATTGCCCGGTCTCGTTCGCTCAATTCCTCGAAACAGCTTACAACAACTACCGGTGTTTTCAGCCCGTGTAAACGGCTCAAAAGTCTCAATTCCAGCACTTATCTGTACGTTTCTTTTGAAGAAATTTGCCTTTAATGAGGACACGTTTGGTAAGGGTCTACTCTCGACTCTTCAGGTCGGTGCTGAACAAGCACTGACACATGGTTATGCAGCTTTTATGGTCGGTACAGGTCTTCTTTTCAACGACTTCGGGACGACGCTTCGGCTGCTTCATTTTACCGATACCTCACCAGAGCCAGGTATCCAAGACCATAATGAGACTGGCTACGACTTCGTATCAGGACACCCGACACCTGGTCGTGTGCGTCGTATCTTGCGCGCAGCTATGCGTAATCCAAATACAACTTGGAATGTTGAGGCGCTACAAAAGGTGCTCCAGTCAACCGCTACACCAACGAATTATTCGATTTGGGAGAGTACTGCGCGACAGAATAACCCTGGTGAACAATCAGGTCCTACCTACGAGTTTGTCACTCGCTATGAAACGGGTCCAGATGCATCGATTATCACATTCTGCCCGCTCGTCACAGATGTGCCACTTCGTATGATGGATAACAACTCGAAATGGGGCTACCCAAGGGTTATGTACCTGGTTATCGACCCAGCACCGCTCACACCATTCGGTGTCTCTCGTGTACGCTTGGCATCGCCAAACCAAAACCTTATGAACATCTATTACGCGAATATCGCATCGATGCTGCTACTCAACAGCAAGCCACCAATTCTCAAGCGTGGTCGTTTCTTGAAGCCAGTTGCCTTGAAGCAAGGTGCTGTCTGGGAGACTATGGATACCAATGCTGACGCGAAACTCGTCACCATCGATAATGGTGCGCTTGAGCAGTTTGTCGGGATGGCTCAGCAGTTTGCCGGTCAGATTCAGAACATCATGGGTGGCCAGACAATGCAGGTGAACAACGCCAATGGTAAGAGTGGCTTCGGTAAGACCGGCCCTGGTATCAAGGCTGCCTCAAACGTCATGGACGTAAATACCAACCAGATTACTAAATTACTTGAAAACTTCCTACGTCAGTACGCACTGGTTGCCCTTGACACACTGTTTTGTGAGCAGGAAGGCGTCGATCAGATTATTGTAGATGATGAGACGAAGAACGCCATTAACACTGTAGTGCCCGGTTTTGTTGGTGACGACAATAAGGTTGCTATGGACTGGCAGCGTTTCTACGCAGCTATTGAAGAGTGGGGCGTTGACATCGACGTATCGATCTCTCAAGACCAACTTGACGATCAACAGCGTGCTGACATGCAGGATATGATGGTTGTACTCGGCCAGAATATCGATAAGCTTGGCCCAGATGCACAAATGAAATTTGAGCAACTGACTAACATGCTGATGCAACAAAAGACACCACTACTTAAGTCACTGGCCCTTGGTCAACCAGGGATGGCACCACAAGGCGGTGTCCCCGGTAATCTACCCTCAGTAGCACCACAGCAGATGCCTCAGCCACAGCCAGCCCCTGCGGGTGTGTAAAAGTACTTGATGCTTATGCCGAGCATGTGTTATGCTTGCGCTAGGAATCACAGGCAAATCTATGGTAATGAGACAAGATGAAGAGTTAACCTATCTCTCGCACGTTCCGGCGGGTGTATTGCCAACTGTCGCAGAAGAATCACGGCAGGATGAGGCAAACTACGATACAATTAAGCATCTTCACACTGAGTTTCACGCCGCGATGGATTCTTTGCACAACGATTTCAATGCATTTGATATCCATAAAGATGACACAAATGAGGATGCGAAGGATAAGCTGTTACGTGACATTGATGGTCGGCAAATAGCTTTTGAGATCCTTTCTCCATTAGTGGAGTCTTTGGATAATGCAATGAACGCAATCAATAAAACGTAAGGGGGATAGATGAGCGAAATTGAATCACCAGCCGCAGCGGTAATGCCAGATGCTTCAGCACCACAGGTACCAGAGCCTGTTGCACCGATAGCACCAGAACCAGTTGCACCAACAAACGATCAGCAGCAGGCAGACCCAAATGCCCCATCTAATATCACAGATGACGAACAGGCAGAATGGGACGAAGCCGCGAAATCGCTTGGCTTTCCAGGTGTAAAATCAACTGCCAAAAAAACTGATGAGGAGCAGCAACCTAATGGGCAAGATGAACAGCCGAAAGCAGACGAAGCGACGACAACGACAACAACTGTTGTCCCGGAAACGCCAACAACAGATACAACTACAGTCGCGCCAGTTGAAGCCACTGAAGACGGCGATGAAGAAGCGGGCCAACCTGATACCTCCATCAGGGATTCTCGGGCTATCGCTCGAGAGGTAGCTCAACAGCTTGAAGAAACAAAAGCAAATGTTCGTGAGCAATTATTCGGTGATACGCCACGTGCGCTTATTGATAAGGATGGCAACGAAATTAAAGATTCCAGCGATGTTATGCAGTATGTCAACCCTGCGACAAAGACCGAGGAAAACCCCGAAGGCCGTCTATTTACTCGTGAAGAGGCAGATCAATGGCTTGCGTATCAGCGTAGCGAAATAAATACGAAAGTCGCTGAAAATGAAAAAGAAGTTGAGCGAATCGCCAATATCAATATCGGTATTGCTGACCAGGCTGACTCAATCAACGAGCAGTATGGTGAAATTCTCAAGGCTGACCCCGAACTCCGTGCAGAGTTGTGGAAGCAATATAGCAAAACACTTGTTACCAAAAAGGGTAAAGATGCTGAGGGTAAAGAAATCGATATCATTGTCGATGCTCCATATTCACTTGAGGAATACTACCGCAACGCTCTTGAGCCACGCGCTGAAATCGGTCGTCAGCTAGAGGCCCAGGAAGCAGCTCAGGCTGCCGAAGCTGAGCGTCTTAAGCAGGAGCAGGAAAAACAGCGCAAGGAAAGCCGCCAAGACCGCTCTGATATTTATGGCGGAAGTGGCGATAAAGGCGGTATTGTCAGCGACGAAGCAAAAGAGTGGGATGCGGCCGCAGCTGCTGTATTCAGCCCCGATCAACTAAACGCATTAAAGAAATAAGGAGAATGAGTCATGGCTATTAAATGGTGGAATATCCGCAGTAAAGAAATCCGTATATCAGAGACTGAACCACATACCGCTGCAATGTGGGCAAGTTCAGATCATAGTCCGAACATTACCCAGGGACAAGATTTTGGTTGGCGTTTAGCCCCAGAGGTCGTTGTCGAAATGAAAAAAATCAAGCAAGACTTGCCAACGCTTACTGAGATTGCACGTCAGATCATGAAACAAACTGATGAAATTACTGAGCCGGATATCTTGATGTATATCTCTGCGAAGTACGATGATAGTAATGCGCCACAGGCTGATGATGGCGACTACACAGATGAGTACGACGCCGAAATTCGTCGTCTACAGGCTCAAGCTGATCGTGACAATAACCCACTTCCAGTTACCGAAACGACCACTGAAAGCCTCGCAGACTTGCAGAAACGTGTTGAGCTGCAAGAGCGTCTCGCAGCTGCCAAAAAAGTTGAGGAAGCACCTGTCACTACTACCACTACAGAAACACCTACAACGACAACCACCACCGTAAAACAAGCTAATACTGGTCGTACTACAACGACGACTACGGAGGCAAAATAATGCAAGACGGCGAACGTGAACTGACCTATGGTGAGAAAATGGCTGGGGTAAATTTTAATCCTAGTGCAATACCAGTGGTTGATGATGTTAAGAAATCTGCTGCAAGGTTTATCGATGATATTGTAGGCGATACCTATGATTTGCAGAGTGTTGCAACGCCAGAACAAAAGCTAATGCTTGAACAAGCAGTTATGCTTGCTCTTCAGGCACAAATGCTTACGGTTAAAGCTATCACCTATCGTCATAAATAATTGTATAATTGATTTTGTGAATAACTAATAAAGGGGACTATCTCATGGCAACAGAAAGCGGAACTGGCACTGGCCCAGAATCACCAACCACAACTACCACAACTGAGGCGGAAGTTACGACGACAACTGCCACCACAGAAGAACCAACCACGACTACCACCACAGTCGATAGTACTGAGGAAGATTTCAACTCTCAAGATGAAGCTGCGGCACAAGAAAAGGCATTTGAAGATGCTGTTGCAGCTGGTCGGAATACTGAAGTCGAAGAGCCAGCAGACGACCACATCCTTGGCGACAACGAAACAACACATGGCGAATTACTCGCCAACGCTCGTGCAGAGGCTCTTGCCAATCACGAAGCTGAGCACGCTGAATAATTAACTAGCGGGTTTATACTGGGCGGCAGCTGCGAAGCTGTCGCTTTCATATGTCTCTTGGCCACCTGCCTCGAATAGGAAGTTACCAGCATCATCGAAGAATTGTCTAATCGCTGCAAACATATAGCGAACTGAGTCAGCCGCGTGCGACTCAGTTTTATGTTCTGGCCCCATATACTCGCCTGTATCAGGATTCCACTTACGGGAGTATTTAAGGAGTTTTTCGCGCAGTTGTTTGGTTGTCTCGGTATTCATGAATGACTTTATGATTTCTTCAACAGCACGCTGTATACCGTGCTCCTTGCCTTCGCGGGTGATAATCGATATGTTGGTCAGACCAAGGGCCTCAAGCTTCTGTATGCGCTCGATAGCGTCGCTCTGTTCACGGACATTAGCATCGTGCGGCACAAAATGCCAGCCGTAGTTGTATGGTTTCAGTTTGAGGGCAGCCACTATGGTGTTATAGGCTACATCATGGGTTTCGTAATAATCGATAATAAACAGCTGTTTGTTCACATACTGGAAGAAGGTTATGGCTGTGCTATCGCCGGTACCAAGGTCCCAGGCGGTATAAACTGGCCATTCACTGCGCCATGGCACATCACGAATACGGCCTCGTTTTTCTAGCTGCATGAGGGCATTGCCATAGTAGCTTGTTTCGCTCACCTGGCCCCAGTCACACATGTACTCCTGCATAAACTTAAAGTTACTACCGTACTTCTCGATAATTTCTTCTTCGAGGTCTTTGAGGATTTCTTTTGATAGGAAGTGGTCGGCAGTGATACGGCTGGCGAACTGGGTTTTGTCACCCTCTGTCCACTTCCTAAAGGCACGCTCCCACATCTTTTTAAAGGCAGCACCAGAGGTACCATCGACTTTTGGCGTCGACTGGACGATGATTTGACCACCGTTCACAGCAATGATTGGACGGATAACTTCGTAGGCCTCGCTACTAATATCAACGAACTCAGAGAAGATATATAGCTTGCCGTTCGCACCACGTAGTGCTTCAGGGTCTTTGGCACCGAGTAGCGACAGCACACTGCCGTTTTTAAATATAATTTTCATATTAGTTTCGCTGTTTGTACGACTCGCAACAATGCCCTTTGGTATGTGGTCGAAGATCTTTTTGCCATCGTTTTCAGTAGTGTTCCAAAAGTTGTCATACCCCTGTTTCATAGTCGGCCAAACGATGACAACGTTCATTGGCTCTTGTACCATCTTTTTGATAGCATAGGCAAAAGCAGTGAAGTCTTTGCCACCACGACGGGCCCAGCACCATACTGAAATGGTGACACCGAGATCGAGTGCAGCCAGCGCCTCGGCTTGGTAGTCGCGCGGGTCAAAGTAGAGTGGTACTTGTATAGCCATAGATGATGCCTGTGTTTATCATTTGTTGTAATAATAGCATAAATGCTATTGCAATTAGAGAATCATTACCGCTATAATGTCTTTGTCATACAGGCGGACACTTATATAAAGTTTTTAACGAGGATACTCAAATGGCATACGGTACAAAAACCGCAAACGTCATGGACATCCCACTGAGCATTAGTTCGGTTTTTACCCCTTACGTGGGCGACCAGGGCTATAAGTGGGACGGCCTGAACAGCGTCCGTGTCCTGTCTATTGCAGACGGTTCACTGTCGAACTACGACGAAACCAGCGCTACTGCCCCATTCGGCAGTCCATCGCTCGTCGTGCCAAATGAGCAAGTTCTGGCATTGGCTTACAACAAGTCGATGTTGCTCCGCATCCAGCGCACCCAGATTCAGGACATTCCAGTTAGCCAATTCGCAAAGCAAGTTGCTTTGCAGCAAGCTAACGATGTGTTTGTCCCAGCGCACGACGCTTACTCATTGGGTAAAGTGTTCGCAGCGCGCCCTTCCGGTAACGTGACTGCCGTAAATACAAGTCGCAACGATAATGGTCTTCAGACCATGATTAACAAAATCCGTACTGCGGGTGGTAATCTTTCAAACGTTGTTTGTTGGGTTACGTACACCTTCGCAGCTACCATCCGTGACAAGATCAACTACACTGGTAGTGACGCTGGTTACGCAAATGGTCAGAACGGCTACCTTGGGAAGATCGCCGGTGTTACAACCGTCGAAGTGCCTGATCTCTACCTGTTCGCAGGTGTGAGCGCTCTTGCAGCTGACAAACGAGCAATCGTCAACGTCACTCCTAAGATGGACCCAAAGCGTGATTTGGTTGTCATCGACCCTGTGCCATCGTTTAGCGGTGTTGAGCTTCAGCTCCGTGACCGTGCAGACACATTCGTGTTGAACAAAAAAGTCAACGCAGTTGCATCACTTGAAACTGCTGCTTCGACCACAACGACTACTTAATTGGTAGCCGCACGGTATGAAAATAATATTGTGTCAGCCAGCGATCAAACGCTTCCAATGGGAGCTTGAGGTCCTGCTGACCAATATTAGGCAATTCGGTAACTTTGAAGTCGTACTCTTATTTACGGAGTACGACTTTACTGTTCCGATGTATTTCCGTAATAAGTACCCGGAGTGTGAGGTATACACCTACCCTGAGCGCGCTAACCGCGCATACATTCCGTCAGTACGCCCGTACTTGTGGTGGAAATATCTATCGGAGGACCCAAGCCGCGAAAAAGAAACCTATCTTTATATCGATAGTGACGTCATTTTTCGTGAAATGCTAGATTTTGCGACATTAGGTGCAGACGCCGACCACTGGGTTGGTAGTGACTGTTCGAGCTATATTAGCTATGATTACATGTCAAAATGCGAAAAGGGTGATATAATTGCCGCAAAAATGGCTGAAATAACTGGTGTAACAATCGACCAGATGAAGGCTACGCCAGGTGCAGGCGCACAGTGGGTTATCACCAATCCTACCGCTGAGTATTGGAAACGAGTCTACGACGACAGTAATAGTATCTACAACTATTTTAGTGGCGTTGATAGCAATATCCAGAAGTGGACCGCCGAAATGTGGGCACAGCTATGGGGTATGGTGCGTGAGGGTAAAACGGTGCTTATGCCGAAAGAGATGGACTTTATTATGTCCACGAACCCAGCTGATGACTATTATGGAGTAAAAATACTCCATAATGCAGGGGTTACTGGCTCTGACGATGGTTGGTTCTTTAAGGGGGCATTTGCTGATGAATCACCCCTTGGCCGCGACTGGGATGGTATTCGGACTGATAAAGCAGTATGGCATTATATACAGGCGCTTAAAAAGGTAGTAGTATAGGGGCAGCATAAGGGGCAATAAACATGGATTATGACTACTTACCAGTAAGCAACGGTTCCGGAGACTCAGCACTAATGCACATCATGGCCGACCGGTCGGTCGGTGCTACTTCGTTTACTGTTGATGGTACAGTCAACGTCGCTACAAAGTTCATTGGTACGACAGGCACACTCCTGTCAACTGGTTATATTGACCCCACCACCAAAAAAGATATTAAGATGCACAAGGTTGACTCAACCCATGTCGCAATCGACGCCTTCGAGCCAGGTTTTACTGATACCGGTAATACAACTGGCCAGGTAATCGTTGTCAAGCCGAATACTGGCTGGGCAAACCGCGTCGCTAGTCATATTAAGAATATGACGGGCTTTGGTACCCCAGAGAGTGTCACTGTAGCAGGTCTGACGGCCTCGAGTAACGTAAGTGTTGGTGGGAATCTGACCGTGACCGGCAGTCTAACTGTCAGTGGTGGCCAGCGGCCGAACCCTCGCTCGTCGTCAACCACCTCGGTGACGACACTCACTCCAAACATAGACACATACAACTTCTACGACCTGACAGCACAAGCCGCTGGGCTGACAGTCGCGAACCCAACGGGCACACCTCGTGATGGTGATGTTATACTCATCCGTATTAAAGACAATGGTACGAGCCAAACAATCACCTATGGCACTGCCTATACAAATATCAGTGGGCTTGATAGCCTAGTCGCGACGACAATTAGCAAGTGGCACACGATTGGCGCTGTTTACGAAGCGACAACCTCGAAATGGCAGATAGTTAGCATAACTACGGAGGCGTAGGAAAATGTCTAACTGGGATAGAAATTATTCAAACGGGAGTTACTTCAACAACTGGCATGGCCGATTGGTTTACAATCTCAATTCGCAAAATGTTGGGGCAAATACCTCGAATATCTCGCTAACCCTACAAACTTTTGCAGATAGTGGTGCATACAGCCAAAACGGTAGCTGGGACCCGAGGATTTATATCAATGGTGGTCTTGTAGCCGCTCCTGGCGGTAGTCACTCTATTGGCGGTTCAACACCATTTACGCTAGCATCATGGTCTGGCGACGTTGGACATGATGCAAATGGTAACTGGTCAGGCTCGATAGGCGATTATATCAATGCTCCTATCAATGAAATGACCTATGATGCGATTGGTTGGACCCTACCTCGTTTGCCGCTTGCCCCCTCGATTGCAGGCAATACTGTCGATCAGATTACACCAAAGTCAGCACGGCTTGGTACTGAAATAAGTAGCTATGGTCATGGCACAAGCGCGGCCTGTCGATTCTACTATCGTATACAAGGTATAGGGTCATATACGGCAACTGGCGATCAAACCGACGTTGCGGGCTACAATTATTTCAATATCACAGGGCTAAAGCCTGGTAAAACATACGAATACTACTCATATTGGTATAATAATAACGGAGATGTTTCTACATCTGGTGTATCAACGTTCAAAACCAAGGGAATAGCCAGCATGGTACCCCTGCTGACAAGTTTGGCTTCATAAAGCAAAGGTTATGCTAATATGAAAGAGCAAATAAGACTAAACAACGGTAAGAAAATGAAAATAAACGACCCAGATGTTGCCGAACTACAGAATCTCGACGACCACGATTTGCTTATTATCATGCATACTCAGATGATAAATTTGCGCTCTGAGGTGAAGGATATAAGAAAGAATTTTGCTCCTAAATGGGTGCAGCACGTCGTAACATTCATCATCGTTGGATTTGGTAGTGCGGTTATTACTGGGTTAGCTAATCTCGTGGTTCACGCGGTAGGAGGCAATTAAAATGGCAGGTGTTATTGAATTTACCCGAGGCGATGGTGTTCACCATTCGCTACTTATTCCTACCGCGAACTGGACAGCAGGTGGTACACTCTTTTTTGGCGCAAAACCCGCGATCGACGATGATGCAACAGATACCGTTGCTGTGCTAAAGAACTCATGGACAGACTCTGCTACCTCCGATGTTACGGTGAATGGTGTAGCGTATAAAAAATATGACTGCTATTTTCCGCACGCGGTTACTTATCCTATCGATAGTGGTGGAGCCGATGAGTTAGATCTCCTCGGAGAATTTCAGTGGGTACCTGCTGGTGGTGGCGACCCTATTACTTTTCCAGCTAGCAATGACAAGCTCGATTGCAAAATTTACTTCGATGTTAACCGAAGGACATCATAATGGCAGAGTTTGTTATTGTTGGCGATGACGAAACACAAGCGATCGTCCAGACGGGTGATACAGTCAATATCACTGTTGATGGTGCGCTCAAGGGTGAGAAGGGTGATACCGGCCCAGTTGGTCCAACTGGTGATACTGGCCCCATAGGTCCGACCGGCGCTACGGGTCCAACAGGACCACAGGGTCCAACAGGAGCGTCCGGGTCGGCTGCTACTATCAACGTAGGAACGGTCACAACTGGCACAGCTGGCTCCTCAGCAGTTATTACGAATAGCGGCACAACCTCGGCCGCTGTGCTTGATTTTACGATTCCCCGGGGTGATACAGGTGTCCAGGGTATCGCGGGTGTTGAGGTGCAAACAACCGCCCCCGCAGACCATACAGTTGTTTGGGTAGACCCAAGCGATAGCGCGCCGAGTCTTGGCCTACTGCCAGCTGGAGGTACTTCTGGCCAGGTGCTCGCGAAAAATTCAAGTACTGATTATGATGCTCACTGGGTAGCGGCCGGTACGGGTGATATGGCGAAGGCGACTTATGACCCTGCAAATATTGCACAGCAATTAGTCGGTACGACAGCTACGCAGACCCTAACTAACAAAGATCTTACCGCTGTTACAAATACATTTCCCATTTTTAACCAAAATACAACAGGTAATGCTGCAACTGTCACGACAAACGCCAATATGACTGGCGATGTCACGAGTGTTGGTAATGCAACGACCTATAACAACGTAGTACCTGTCACAAAGGGCGGTACAACCTTAACGGGCTTCACGAATAACACATTTATCACCGCTAATAGCACTACGACTCTTCAATCAAGCAAAGTAGTTCCTACAGGTACTGTTGTTGGCACGAGCGATACACAGGTACTTACTAATAAAGATCTCACATCGGGCACCAACACGTTTCCGACGCTCAATCAAAATACTACCGGCAGTGCAGCAAAGTGGACAACTGCGAGAAATCTTGCGGGTAACTCTGTTGATGGCTCGGCCAACGTTGCATTTACGAATAAGTTTATTGTTCAGGGTACAACAGACGCAGGACTCTCTGGTGCGCAATTCCTTGGAGCGCTGGCTACAGGTATAGTTAAGAACACAACAACGACAGGTGTACTATCAATTGCCGTAGCTGGTGACTTCCCAACGCTTAACCAAAATACGACGGGCAGCGCAGCGACCCTCACAACAGCACGCACTATACAGACAAACCTTGCGAGCACCTCAAGCGCTTCATTTGATGGTTCTGCAAATATAACTCCAGGTGTGACGGGTACACTACCGGTCGCGAATGGCGGCACGGGCGCTACGACATTAACTGGTATCCTCAAAGGTAGCGGCACAAGTGCTGTTACAGCGGTTACGGCCCCTACTGGCGCTATTGTCGGTACGACAGACACACAGACGCTATCTGCTAAGACGCTAACAACTCCGACGATAAATGGTGTTGTTATGGCTATTTCAAGTAAGACAGCTAACTACACACTCACGGCAACAGATTATACGGTGTTATTTGATACTACATCTGGTGCTCTCACAGCAACCCTTCCAGCAGCGTCAAGCAACAGTGGTGCGGTGTTCAATATTAAGCATACGGTTGGGTTATCAGCTGTTACGATCGCCGTAACTGGTGGTGATACAATTGATGGTCTTTCGACATACTCGCTCACAAATCCATATGATTCAGTAACTTTGCACTCAACAGGCAGCGCCTGGATGATATTATAGGAGTTAGACATGGCATACTCACAAAAATCACGAAAACTCTCACTCGCCGATACAATAAAACCGGCAAGCAATGTGACATACCCAGCATCAGATATTACCGCTATCACAAATAGTACCACCGCACCAACTTATACGGGTGGCTGGAACTTCCTTTTTAATACCGGTGGTCAGCCACAGCGTATGCTTTATGGCTTCACCTGGTACAACTACAGTGGTAATGGTGTCAAAGCTGACAGCGGCGCGACACAGCCTGGTACGGCCTCTCTTGAGCCATGGCAGGTTGAGTTTTATCATCTAGGCAATGACTTTGCTTTTTGGTCAGTGAACCTTGTCCAAGCGGATTTCATAATTTACGTCGATGATATGCCACTCACCTCAGATTGGGCACAGACTAATGCAACAGCATTCAGTAGTAACTATTACCGAGTGCAGTTTGCTACCACCAAAATGCGCCGTATTCGCATCCTTTGTAGCGGCCTTACAACCTTTACAGGCATTATGCACGCAGCAGGTGGTAATATGTGGGCGGCACCGCAACGCTTTCGTTGTGCGGTTGTCGGCGATAGCTATATTCAGGGCGGTCACACTGACTCAGTTGAGGGTAGTATCCAAGGTGCAGCGTTTGGCAATCAACTTGCTATACAGACAGGCTGGGAGGTATTCACACAAGGTCAGGGTAGCACTGGCTACATAAACAACGGCGGTAACACTGGTGGTAAAGATGTTTACGGGGCAACATCTCGTATATCAACACTACAGGCTCTCGCACCGCTCGATCTGATTATCGTTTATGGTAGTGGAAATGACTCTGGCTACACAGGGTCAGCAGTCGCAACAGCAGTCAATGCCTACTGGAATAGCCTTGCAACTAATCTTCCTGGTGTACCTATTATTGTATTCGGTGTCCAACCTGGTTCACCATCAGGTTTCACCCCTAGTCTGCTTGACTCGACGAATACTGTCATTAAGCAACAGGCTGCTATTAACCCGAACGTCGCTGGGTTTGTCGATATGCGTGATACGACAACTGGCGTACAGCCATGGGTAACAGGTACAGGCAATACAGGTGCACCTGTCTACGATGGTAATGCTGATAGTTTCATTTGCTCAGACGGTGTACATCCTACTCGTGAAGGATATCGTAATATGATAGAGCACTCAGTAGCAGCGCTCAGAAAGATAAAGATATGAGTCAACCAGCAGTAAAGTATTGGGATTCAGTAGCCGGTGCCTGGAAATATTTATTACAGGGACCTAAAGGCGACCCAGGAGCGGGTAATGTCACTGGACCTGGCTCGTCAACGAACAACGATATTGTGGTATTCAGTGGTACAACTGGTCAAATAATTGCCGATGGCGGTAAAACACTACCTACGGGCTCTGTGGTTGGTACTACTGATACCCAAACACTCACTAATAAAACTCTTACAGCTCCAGTAACAACATCGATTACCCCAACTACCGGCTACACTTATGACGTTGGTAGCGCAGGTGCTCCATATAACAACGTATGGGCCGGGTTTAGCATAAACATTCAGAATAGTGGTATAAACACTGAGATTATTGCCGGTGCCAATGGTACTAATAAGATCCTGACATTACCCCTCGGAACTGATACTATCGTTGCGCGTAACTCTACTGATACCTTGACTAACAAAACACTAACTAGCCCAATCATCAGTACTATCTCAAATACCGGCACTCTTACGCTGCCAACTTCTACAGATACACTAGTTGGGCGTGCGACTACTGATACGCTCACAAATAAAACACTAACCTCTCCAACGATCTCTAGTCCATCACTTACTGGTAGCGCTACTACACCAGGCGGCACAACTGGTACTAATTTCAGTCTTACTACAGGCACTGGTACAGCAGGCAATGGTGGTAATATATCGCTTACTGGGGGTGGTGCAAGCGGTGGTAACAATGCTGGCTCTGTCACTATATCCGCCGGAAACGGTAGCGGTACATCTAACTCTGGCTACGTAGAGCTCGATGCAGGCGTCGGCGGGGCCTCGAATGGCTGGATTGATATGGTTACAGCGAATTTCGCACGATTCTATCGAAACGCCTCTAACTGGATAAAATTCGACTTATCATCGCAGTCTGGGCAAGCAACAGTCACGGCCCCATCGGGTACGTATGCTCTTGTTGGTGATACGACTACTCAGACACTTACTAACAAAACACTTACCCGACCTGTATTTAGCGGCTATGGGCTTGTGGCCACACGGTCATCTGACAGTTCAAGTATCACAACATCTGAGACTGTAGTGCTATCTGGCACCATACCGACAGCAGTTGTTGGTAGTACTTATAAATTCGTCATATATGGCGAGGCAACGTCATCTGCCGCCAATACCGTAACATTCAAGATGAGGGCGGGTACATTAGGTACAACATCAGACCCTCAGATCGGTACCCGTGCCTACACATCTGCCACGACAGGTACTAGTGCTGGCTGGAAACTTGAGGTGATATATATAGTCACGGCGACAGGTGCTACGGGTACTGGCAGGTTCGGCGCGACCCTATCAACTACGGTCGGCGCTGGAATAATTGCCGACCAGATAAACAGCATATCTTGGACATCGAGCGCGAACCTTGATACGACTACGGCAAACACGCTGTCTATAACAATCTCTACCTCTGCGTCTACTACATCGTTGGTAGCTAAGTCTGGCACATTCGAGGTTCTTAAATAGTCATGTGCTATAATACAACCACTAACAGTATATAGGAGAAACACAGGTGCCTAACGCTGAACTATCAATACAGTGGTACACTGACCGTCAAGGTAAAGTAACCTACTCGATGACAAATCGTCGTGGACCAAACAGCTACGACTGCTCAAGTGCACAATATTATTCACTCATACAAGGCGGTTATCTCCCTGTAGGTATCTACATCGGTAATACTGATAGCCTCTTTGGAGATCTCGAGAAATATGGTTGGCAGCAGATTCAACCAAACTCGCAAGGAAATTATGACACGCAACGAAATGACATTTTTATTTGGGGTCGCCGTGGCGCTTCTAGCGGTGCTATTGGTCATACTGGCCGATTTATCGACGCGAACAACGTGATTCACTGTAATGCTTACTTTAATGGCATCTCTATAAACGATTATGATGGTCTACAGGCGGCAAATGGCTGGCCAACAGCTACCTACTATCGCTATGTCGGAGGTCAGGTAATTACCCCTGAGCCAGTCGATCAGGTAGTCAACCCTGGCTCATACATCCAATTTGGCACAATCTACCGTGTTGACGACGTGCAGCAGTATGCTGGCCTCTGGCAAGTACGTACCGACGTGCTCTGTCCTGTCGGCTTCACTTGGGCAGACAATGGTATCCCAGCAGGCCCACTTTTCGAAGTTGACGCTGATGGCTATCGTAGCGACGATCAGGTACTCGAAGTAGGCTCCTGCTATGTATTGCCGGGCAAATATCAAGTACTAGATGTCGGGCAGTCAAATGGCCGCTGGCTCGCGCAGATTATGATTGATGGCTTTAAATTCTGGATCGATCTCGAGACAGTCACCGAGGTTGGTCCAAACGACCCTGGTGTTCCAACACCCCCATCGCGTCCGCAGGTAACAACAACTACCACCACACTGGAGAAACCAAGTGAACCGATATCAACTACTACCACGACAGCGCCTATTGGAGTTACAACGACTGAACCAGTCACTACAACAACTACGGCACCCGTCCCTCCTACATCGACTACAACAACATCTATCCCCGATGATGCGCTGGAAGGAATCGACCTTGAGGGAAATGCTACGACCACGACGACCACGACGACCACAGCTTACCAGCTTCCGGTTGGATTTTGGGCGGCGTTCTGGCTCGGGGTCAAACAAACATTAACAGCCATACTAAGGCGGCTACAAGGGAGATAAACATGGACCCGTTTAGTGTTATATTCATTGGTACAGTTATCATAGCTATCACTGAAATAGTTAAAAGGTTGTGGCCAGATACAATCACAGGAGCGTTGACGATAATCGTAGCGCTGCTCGTAGGGGCTCTATCAGCCGTATTTAGTGACTGGCTTGGCCTGGCACACCTTGGCGTCGCACAGGGCGTCATAATCGCTCTCGCGTCCGTAGGGGTACATACAACAGCTGCCCCTAGTAATGCTAAGCAGTAGATGTTACAATTCCAATAAGCGCAGATTCCTGCGCGAGACAAAACCCCAGCCTGTGAGGGGTTTTTTCGTTCTAGGAAAAAATAACCCCCCGACGCAACGGGGGTTATTTCTATTCAGAAGTCTCTCAAACTTAGATGGTGGCGACGGTGCCTAGGGCTCCTGACATTGCCGAGCTTGCGGTGTGTATACCAGACACCCTCTTCCCCGGATTGAACTACGATTAGTTGCCGCCAACCACAGACTATTTTACCTTATTAAGTGGTTTTTTGCCTGCGGTTTTTGGTGTGCGAACTGGTATATGTGTCGCTTTATAGCCTGCCTCTCTAGGGGTGGCTGGCTTCTTTTTTGCCTCTGAATGTGGAAATGGTGTATCAGAGAAGCTTATGTCTAAATGGTCAGAATGGCTTGTCAACCTTACGTAATGACCTGTTACATTATGAAACATACGCCTCATTCTCTCTGTTTCGTCAATAGTTGGGGCACGGTCTTCGCCAACTATCTCATCCCAAATCTTCTGGAATGTGTGCTCTAGGTGCTCTTCATGCGTATCTTCCTCAGATTTTGACTCTACCTTTTCGTGCAATTCACTGGCGAGTTTTGCCAATTCACCCAGACGCTCGAGGTGTTCGAGCTGGCTATCTCTCTGTAATTGGCTAACTGCGTAGCGAGCCAGTAGATAGACAAATCCCATCCACATAACCGATACTAACAGGTCAAAGACACCCTCGCCAACATGCTTACTACCAAAGTAAATGCCTGCTAGTACCAGTGAATAGCTTGCTAGCACAAGGCCCATAGCCACAAACCACTTAATCGTTGCATCAATATTTTTCACTGTACTACTCCGTTTTTTCTGGCGCTTCAGGCGCTTCTGGTTGATTTACGACAGGCTCAGCATCAGGAATTTCCGCTACTTCGTCTTCTTTTACTGTTTCAACAACACCTGGCTTTGGTGGCGTGCCAAACTGTTGGAGACCCCAGTGTTTGCTCGCGTTTTCGGCCAGTGTATAGAACGAGTAGGTATTAACTGCACCGTCTTTATCAGTGTCTTTAATGTCGTAGGTAGCGAGCACACCACGATCGACGAGATCACCGATAGCGACCATGACATCATGTGCAGGATAGCCCATTGTCCAGTTACCGAGGTATGTCTCCTCAAGGTCGGTTTCTTTTTTGGCGATTTGTGCAAAAGCATAGACGAGCGCATTTTGCAGATCATCGACAGCCTTACCAAACTGCCATTCAGCAGGTTGCTGTACCAGCTCGATTGAGTCATTCTCAGCATCGATTTTCACCAAGTTATATTCTTCAGCCGCCCACATACCTGTGTTGACATCGATTGCTGGCATTTGAAACAGCTTCGTGATTTTCTTCAGGGTGTGTTTTGGGTAGCGCTTGACCATGAATGCGACTTTGTTCGCATTATTAAGCATTGTTGTTGTTACCATTTCATACTCTCCTTTACCGTTGTTGGTTCATTACTTGCTTCACCAAAAATGTTGGTTGGGACTTCGCCCCTAATATCGTACAGACTTTCTTCGCTGAATGGCTCTACCGAAATTGGCTCTGGTACTACCAGCTCCAGCCATTCATGAAACTCTTTGTCTGGCTCGACACGAATGATCTTGATCTTTTTCGTATTGAGGTTGAGTGCAACGTAGTCGCACCACGTATAGCCTGATGCCCACAGCTGCCCTTGAATTTGTCGCCAGTGTTTTTGCGGTACGCCATTTAATAGGATATCGCTAAAGGTATTATCGCGGACAATTTTGATCTCTAATAAACCGTACGGCCCATCAGATTCTTTCATTTGAGAAATAATACTATCAGGGCTAGCGACAAAATGATCGTTGTACCATGCACCGCATGGCTCAGCGAACTTGTTTGTAATCTTGATGTACTGCCTTCGTGCGAAGTCCTCTAGCTCGATACCATCCAACATCGCGTCGCTGACATAGTTCTGGTAAGCGACACCAAACTGGCGCTCGTATTGCAGCTCACGTTCATAATCGAGACGTTTTTGGAGTGGCTTACCTTCTTTGCCCTTGGCTTTGCTGACTGCCAGCCAGTCGTCAAGACGGCTCGCAGTCACCTTACCAATACGCAGATCATACCATTCCTTTGTACGCTGTACGCCAGGCCAATACTCAAATTGCATTACTTACACACCTTTCGTACTGTATTACTACCGGCAACAGAGGTGTATTTGATCTCTTTACCAGCGGCAACACACTGGTTATTAAAGTCTGATTCACGTTGGTCAACACGGTCGAAAAAGCTAACAACCATACCTACAACGACGATCACAACGATACCAACAATTACTCGTGTAAAAACAGCTTCTTTATCCATAATTACCACTTCTTTGGCACGGTGTTTTTCGCAGCCGCGTCGCGTTTAGCTTTTTCTTCTGCGGTAGAGCCAAATGGCTCGTCTGGGTAGTCAGCCGCGTTCACTGGCTCACTATCGCTATGTTGTGGTAGCAACTCAGGGCGTTCTTTGGGTTGGAAGCCGAAGATATTTTTGTTGATACTTTTGCGAATTTGACCATCTTTACCAGTATAGGTACGGGTTGGGTCTGGGTAGACTGTGATCCAGGCTTCGCCACCGATAACCTTGTTAAGCAACATTGCCATCTCAGTCGTGTCTTTCAGCTCATCGAATGACTTGCGTGCATCATCCTTGGCAGACTCTGGGGCATTGTGCACATAAATTGTACGCAGTGTGTTAAATGAGATGTTGTTACCCTGTGGTGTTGTGAACCAAAGACGAACCTTGTCGCTTTTTTCTTGGTTTTGTGGGTCAATTACGCCGACTTCGATAAACTCTTTGCCAGCTTCAGTGGTATCACCAAAAACGCCATCGATTTGCACTTTGTGTACACCAAACTCGAAATAGTTATTATTAAATTCTTTCACTTCCTTGTCTTCATCTGTAAACTGTACCATTTTATTCTCCTTTATAGATTTACTTTTCTTACGAGCCGCAATTGACCACGCACCCGACAATTCAAACAATCGAGGTCTTTTATCTTCATATCAGCTGGTGCGAGACATGATGATACTACCATACAATTGTCGCAATAAGTGTAAAGGTGCCAGCGACTATTTTTAGCCTTCTCGTCAGCCTCCAGCTTCTTTTTCAGCTTCACATTGTTTGCTGCAAGGGTAGCTACCTCTTGCTCAAGCAATGTCGCTCGAAATTTCCAGTCGGTGCGTTCCTTTGTAGCCATTACTTTTTAACCGTCCCGAGCTTCGTCTTTCGTACTGGCAACTCCCAACCGGCTGCTCGCAAAAACTCTTCAATCGCACCGTACTCGACCTTACCAGCTGCGACTGTCCGCTTGCTAGCTACACGTGCCTGATAGCGCTCACCATCAAACGTCGTCACCATAATTGCATCAGCGAACTTGGTGAAGTGACGAATTGATTTGACTTCGCTATCGAGCACAATGCTACCAGTTACGTCATCATTGCGTCGCTTGGTGTATGTTAGCACGATGACATTTTTTGGCAACTGCCACAGCGTTTCCGAGAAATTGGCAATACGCTTATTGAACAGGCTTGTTAGACGGCCGTATGGCACGTCGTTGAGCGCGCTGATAGCGTGTTCGGCTGTTGCGTTGTAACTATCGATCAACTCGCGTTCAAACATGTCAGCGAGGCCCTCAAGCGTATCGATAACCAACGTGTCATACTCTTTGGCTATTTCAAAGTACTCGATCACATCGCGTATCTGTTGTAAATTCTCAACATCGACTGCATCAAGACCAGCCTTGGCTGCATTGCCATCGAATGACAGGAACAGTGGACGTGGTGCTTTACTAGCAAGTGTTGTCTTACCTGTCATCGGATCACCCATGACCACAAACTTGCTTGGTGCTTGTGGTGAGGCTTTTTTAATCATCGATTTTACGTCTGTCATAGTAATTACCAATTAATCCCTGGAAAGTTGTTACTCAGTTCTCTACGATCATCTTCATCCGTATCATCGTTCCAGTCAACAGGTACGCGAGCTGGAATAACTAGATTGCGACGCATTGCTTCACCCCGGATAGCCCTTGGCACAGCAGCCTTACGACGAATAATGTGCATCATAATATTACTTAGATGTTCATCGTCAACTTGATGCAGCGCGAGCGTTTGACCAGCTGCAGTCCGCCATACGAAATCAAGTAACTCTTGATTTTCGCTCACAAGCTGTTTCAACTGATTTATACGGCCATCAAGTGAGGCAATTTCGTTTATCACATCAGCCAGCTGCTCAGCCGCTTCGTGATCGTAATCAGCGGTGCTGAGAAGTTTACCATACTTTTTAAAGTCAGGATGTTCGACAATAGTTGATACCTGTTTGTCAGTATTTGTATCGAGTACTTCTTTAGTTTGCTTCTTTACCATCAGTGTTCTCCTGTAAAATTGGGTTAGTATCCATGTAATTCCGTAGTGCTCGACGCTGTAACTCTGCGAGATCGATCTTTGCGCTTTGCGTATAGTTTGCTACTTCTTGTGCAAATTCTTCCTCGACCCGTACAGCTGCAAGCTGTTTTGTCTTGGCTATTTTTGCCATTAGCTACCCTCCATTTCGTCTAGTTGTTTCATCTGTTGTTGCTGGACCCATTCCTCGTGGTCACGAGCCATTTGGTCCATCATCTCGTCTTCGTCCATAAAGCTTTGCCTGTGCTTCTTCCTTGATTGTAGCACATTTGCAGTGCGTGACAATCATTATTTTGATGTATTATTTACCAACCCCTTTCTCGCTTCTCTTTCAACCACTGCGCCTCCTGGAAGTCAGTCTTGTTACGAATTGCTTCCCAGACATCACGCTCAAGTGTTGTTGGTGCGCATAGTAGGTAGAGTGTCAGTTTTTTGGTTTGACCGTTGCGATTTGTGCGTCCGATCGATTGCTCGTAATTGGAATAACTGTAGGTGGGTGAGAAATATACTGTGGTAGCGGCGTATGTGAGTTCAATGCCCGTTGAACCTGATTGATACTGGGCGATGGTAATTGTACGCTGGAGAGTACCCCACGATTCCTTATTCGGCGTTTCATGTTTTTCGCCATCGATTCTAAATACCTTCCTTCCCCTGTGGGATTTCTTTATCATCGTGAGTATCTCATCGCGCTCTGATTTGTAATTGTAAAAGATCACCACGTTGTCACTGACACCTTCGAGGAACTGATCGAGCCATGCTATCTTTGGCTTGGTGATCGATTGACGCAGGGCATGCATCAGCGCACTCGGGTTATCGATATACTTATCACCAAACAACCTATCTTTTTGGACACGTATGTAGTCAGGTCCAGCTGGTAATGGTACAGGCACAACAGTCAGTGGTGGCAGATCAAGTGCCTGCTCTTTACTGAGCGGCTTCGCAATGCTATTCCAGCGCTTCTGTAGTTCGCCCTCATTCCAGTAACCACGGATAATCGGCCAGCCACCATGCGTCTTCACCTCGTCTACATACCGCTTCCAAAACTCAGTCTTATTTTTAATCAAACCAAATATCTTAAAGTAGTTGGCTGCGTCCTGCCACGCGTTCGGCAGTGGTGTGGCCGATAGGCCAACAAAGAACGATGCCTGTTGACTGACGGTGAATACCGCCCGACCAATACCTGATTGCGGGTTTTTAGCTCGGTGCACCTCATCGGCAATAATCGCAAAGTCGCGAGTATGCTTATTGAGCCAGTCATGCCACACACCACGACTCTTTGTCTCGCGATACTGTTTCAGACTCGTTGCTCGACTGAATTTCTCGTATGAGTAAATTTCGTACTCAGGTAGCAAGCGTCCGGCAAAATATGCTTTCAGCTCGCGCTCCCAGTCACCCGTCACAATCTTACTGGCCGGTGCCAATATCAACAGTGGCTTGAGATATGCCTGGCGGTCATATTGCGCCAATGCCATATATGTCTTGCCTGTGCCAGTGTCAGCAGCGAAAATATGTTTGCTCCCGATACCCGCCAGGTATTTTTCCTGATAAGGATATAGCTCGACTTTCTGTGGGCGTGCAGCTTCCTCGGCGGCAATCTGCTTTTTAGTGACGGGTTTCATTCTCACTTACCTCTTTGAGTCTATAGGTTGAAAAAACATCTTCGCGTTTATATGGTCCAGCCATATGGTTCTTGTTTAGATCGAGAAAATATCCAAGACATTCCTCTCTGTGCTGCTCAACTATTTCTTTTGTTGGCTCACCTTTGATCTCCGCAATGTAGCGGGTTTTGTTGGGACTATCTTTGTGCTGATAGGTTAATTCGAGCCGATAGGTCATATTACTACTCCTTCGCTTTCTCTTCGTAATACTGAGCCATTGCCCACAACACGTATGATAATACGAACGCTGCGACAAATGTCCAAAACCACGCGCGCCATGCGCCTAGCAGGTTGGCAATGATACCGACGATGCTTACGTTTACGAGGTACATTGATATCTTGTAATATATTTTAGCTTTCATAGTTTCTCCTTTCTTGATAGTTTTATCATCAATCTACGTATCAGGTTTGGTTTTTCAAATAGTCTTGCGTCTTCTTTCCAGCGATCACGGGTTTTCTTATCGACCAGCTGCTCAAGGCGATATGTATCAAATGCTAACCTATCATTGTTTTCTTTAGGTTTAGATAACCGATAAGTGTCATGTTCTGGTACGTTGTTAATGGTTTTCATCAGTTTGCGTAGTCGCCACCATTTAATCGGATGGCGATACCAGTTATAGTGTGGCCAGTGACCGGCTTCGTCGATGATGATTGTATCAGCCCCTATACCAAGATATTTTGCAACAGGCGGCTTGCTATCGAACAGCAGCTTTGATGCGATTGTCTCCTCTTCGTCACCAAAATCAAATTGCGTGCCATTGATCTTGTCCAACATCTCTCGTTGATAGGGGCTTGGCACTGGCAAATGTACCGGCCCCATCGCCTCCACTGCATCCTGCACTAACTCGTCGAGATCATCGATTGTGTCCCAGTCACCACGTTCATTGGTGGAAAGGATATGGTAGCGACCGTTGGTTGGGTAGACATCGAGTGCGTTTTGAATACGGAATTGGTAGCCTTTGTTCAGTGTTTCAAGTGTCAAATTGTTTATCTGGCAATATTCAATTACAATGTTTGTTCGCTTGATACGCCATCTTTCGCGTGCTTCTGAACTACTCATCGTTTGCCTCCTTACTTACGGTCTGGGATAACTGGGCGATACGGTTGCTCTGGTTATCAATAATCGTGCTGAATAGTCCCGCTCTGGTTGGTGGTGCAATATCTTGTAGCTCGATAATCGACTTCTTTGATAGCCATGCCTCATCTATTCTTTCCCGCCTCCCAAACTCTTTAGCGTAGGAGAGAGCAGTCTGCATAATAGCGTCATAGACGGGTTGTATTAACTCATCGTCTTCGTGGTCTTCATCGTCAGCGCCAATAATTTTTGCGGCGAGTACCCAAACCCTGTGTTCCAGTTCCTTACTATCTTTGGTATCGTGGGTCATGACTACTTCTTCTCCAATCCTGCACGTAGACGCTGCACAAACTTCTCAAGATTCACCCCTATGGCATATCTGTTAAACATGATTCTTTCCTCTGAAGTAACACTCTCGTCGTCTTCAGGTACGAGCTCAATGTCCTCACCGATTATTCGGTCTATCTCTTTGAGGATGGCGGCTTCTTCATCACCCATATGTTCATTGACCATTACAGATCTACTAGTACGGCACTTCTTATCAAGGCACCATTCATCGTGGATGGTTTCAGCAGCATCTTCGAGTATCTCGTCCAGCCACTCCGTACGGTCATTCATTGTCTGCCTCTTTCTCTAAATGCAACTCGTATTTCTTACCATTGACAACGAACTCGCCATCAATCGACTCTCTCTTGCCTGCCTCCATCGCCCGCACCAGTATCTCTACGGCTTGTACGACAATGCTGCCCTCTGCGTCATTCATAACTTAACCCCTT